GGACAGTACACGGGTGCTCAAAAAGAGCGGGAATATTAATACGGAGTATTAATATCAGTAAAAATCCCCCAGTCCCCATAGGGGACGGAGTGCCTTTCTATATCGATCTTGCGGGACCAAAAAGGACTGGAACCACGAGATCTGATATAGTTGACCTGGAATGGCCTCACGGCTATTCCAGAAGAACTCAAGCGACCGCAGGACGCCATCAAAAGTAACCCGGTTGGGTTGTTGTATAGCGCCCTTAAATCACCACTCTTCAAAAAGATCTGTTTGATGGTCCGTTTGACTGACAAGTAGTTATACCTGTAGGTCCCACGGATGGATAAGGTGCCATTAGGCGTCTTATATCCAGCATCATCAGACATGTCTGAAGGAATAGTGAACGATCGCCAACGCGATGGCAGCAAAAGCTTCAGCGTACGCGGGAGGGGTATTCTATGCCTTGCAGACCACCTGTTAAGGCGGTTTGCAAGAGAGTACCTACTCGCATCCGTTGAAAGGTCCGTGGCGTAGACGCCACGGACGTTGCGCCCGTCATAATAATCGCAGCCGCATGACTCCCGAAAAGGGTGAGAACCCCAATAGGATTTAGTTGTGTTAACAGTGAAACCGAGTGTTTCAAGGTTACACACAACAGATTCATACAGGCTGGACGGTATTATGATATCGTCACCGAAGACGCCAAAGTTGCCAACGTCAAAATGCTCGAACCGAACATTCTGCTGCAGGCAAGTAGCTCTAACGCAGAGCGAAAACAGGTATGTTTGTAAGGGGAACGTGAAACCGTTACCCATACTTGATACCATCTTTAGCGGCACTATCTCACCGTCAATGGAAGTAGAAGGACTTCTACAATCCATTATGGCGGCAAAAAGCTCAGAGGGCAATACGGCCTCGCAAAGGGATAGCGAGATCGTATCAGAAGCACTCTTGAGATCGATAGTAGCGGTGATGCCATCGACACTTCCCGTACGCGCATGTTCACGATTTCGGTCCGGCTGCAAGGCAGCATCGTAACGGAATAGAGTATACATGCGAGAATTAATATACTCTCCCAACGCAAGTTGGAAGAACATATTAAGGGAAGGTTCAGTACAGATCACACGATCTATACTAGAGTTTTTCGGCACTGTGGAAAGATTACTACCACTTACAACACTATACCTTTCGCCGGCGAGTACGATGCGGATTTGTTCCGCTTCGCGCCAATCAGGGTATTTCCTGATGTACCTACGGTATTCACCGTATAGTATATCAGAAGTTGTAGACATTCTGTTAATAAAAAGTTTCTCAAACATCGAATTACGATTATTTGAGTGGACCGACGCCCCAGGACCCGTGCGGGCATAATCGAGTAAGTCCAACCAACAAGGTATGTTGGGGAAGTCAGACTCGGCTATGTAACGCATCTGGTGAATGAGGGAGGACGGTCTCGTATCATAACAATGGTCGTTGCATTCGCGAAAGAGCGCCTTGGCGCGTTCGCTAGTGACGGACGATTGATGACTTGGTACGTACTTTTTTAAAATAGAGTTGAGGAGGGAGCTACACGCAACGGTATCATTATCGATGATAATAGGTGCGCGTAGCACATTCTCAAAGCTACCAGGATGACTATAGGCCATTAACTCGGCCTCTAGCGTGGTATAAAGAGCTAACGGTAAAGCTTCCATATAAACCTCAAGGGAGGATTTATCGTCTCAAAAGGAGAACGGCTTATAGACATACGGTTACATGATACCAGAGGTAACAGTATCGCCAAGACCAGCAGATACCTGACTCAAGGTGCCGATGGCAGCCGAGAGTAATGCGCGAAGGTTCGCAGCATCATAGGTGTCTGAGCCAGCAGGAACGGTAATACTAACGTCAACCGATGCAACGCGAGTAGGATTATTCAACGCAGGTGTAACACCCTTGCGTACGATAAGCCTATAAACATTGTTAGGAATCGACGAAAATTGACCGTTTACGCCAGCAGGTGGCAATAACTTGAGCGTTTTTGGACGCACAAAGGTTATTGTAAAAGGCGACGAGACGGAATGCGTTGTAACGCCAGCTTGCGTACCGCCAATCGCGGTAACTGCATGCTGTTTTCCGTTCGTATCTTGCGCCACATCAACAGACAAAGTGTAAGTTGGAGTGGTGAAGCCAGTTTGAGCCGTACCCGTAACTGGAGTAGTTGGATTGTAGGACATAATTTGTACCTAAGTCTGATGAAAAGGTTAACGTTTAAAGCGCGCATCGAAAAGTTTCCCTTGGAAGAGTGCAGCAATGTTTAGTCCTCGGGATGAGGACAATTGAACACGTGTCTGTAATTCCGGAATGGGAAGACTCATGTCTGAGCGCCTGGTTACTTTTTTGCCATAGCCTTTTGCAACGCCACGAAATACACCACCAGAAGACTGGGAGGGGATTTCGTTGTGCGTCGCGATGTTCTCCTGTGTAACAATAGTCTCTAGGCGAGACGTACTTGACACATAGGAAAAACTAAATAACTGGGCAGAAGCCCAGCTATCTAGCACATCGCCCACATTCGTAAAGTAATCGATAAGGAACGACCAGGGAGCAAGCTCCCATGCAGCCGGGATAAAATCCGGCAAGGTAGTTCCTAGCGATACGTTGGGTGTGGAAATACCAGGTTTAACGTATGCTGAACCTGAGTAGGCTACCGACACATTATTGACAACTGAAGCGTACATGTCAATATTAGCATGGCCCGCAGGGTTCCGAACGATATAATATCGTGGAACCTTCGAACTCGCGCGGTAGGTCCCTTTAAAAGGGATATACTTCTTCTCGTTAGCTATCTCAAGATACGCCTTGTAGGCGTCCTGGATATCCATGAGGAGAGGCTTCCAACCGAATGAGTACTCGAGCCATGAGTCGGCTACAGCCTTACGAAACTCACGAGAACCGTGAGGCTTAGATTTGTATGCATTTCGGTAGCGATTGCTACTCGTGATGTACCTATCTAAGCCAGTTCGTAAAGCCGACGCAGGAGAGCGAATCATAGCAATGGTTTCTCTGAGCTCCCCAATAAAGGAGAGGCCAGTGAATCCAGCTCTGAGTTGGCTATAAGCCTTCGCACGCGCGCCGTTAGTGGCAAGGGTCAACAAAGACGAATCAAAAGGGAAACCAGCAGCGTATCGTGAGAAAACGCCATTACCATGGAAATTTTTATAATTTCCAGAGGTAGTGCGGAAGCTCCAAACGCATGGTTCACTCGTGATCGTGTACTCATATGCATCCATATCGGATGTTGCGTCACCACCAGACTCGATAATCTTCTTGTAGTTTTTAACAGAGGCGCCAGTACGAGTATCCGTCGTATCGACATACCAGGGAATTTCCCTAGAGTCGACAAGAACGTCTTTCTCGTTATAGGACCAATATTTATTGACTCCGTTGAAGCTATCGGGTTTGGA